CACGTTTTAGTGCAACGGCGTGGTGCCGTGCAGAACGCTCAAGATGATGAGCATCCCTAGAGACAAGAGGGTTTTTCAAGTCCTCCAGCTTTAGGAAGCACTTCTCTAGAGCACCGTATCCTTCCAGTGGATCAGTACGATACACGGGAGATGGGACCAGCCCTTTTACTTCAAAGCGCTGGAGCCTACCATTCCATCGATCGATGGTTTGATAGCCCAAATAAGAAATACGGCCAAGCACGGAGCTAGTCTCAGATACATAGGGCAAAGGCCCTATGATTCTTTCAACCAAATTATGGATGAATTGAGTAGTTCGCCAGTAACCCTTCTTATAGAAGAGATTACCGGTCTCTACCCATGAGATTAGCCGATCGGCTTGCTGCCTGTTCTCAGGGCGCAGTTGACGAATGTAGACAGAAGTAACTTCTACACCGTTAAAAGCGTCAACCCCACATGACTCTCGGAAGCTTCCGCTCACGAAAGTTTTGTTTAGGTTTACCTTACAATTGTACTTTTGTAGGTAAGCGAGAACAGTCATCGCATTCGTCGAAGGGACGACAATGTCATCCCCATAGACGTAAACGTTACGAGAAACTTTAAAACAGTTCTCGAACGTCACAGGGAGATTGCTATCCGCTAGTAAGGCCATTACACATATCGTGTAAAAGTACATGGCCTCAACCGGAAAGCAAAGAGCACTACCCATAGACGCAAACTTCTGCAATGGAGATACAAGATCACCATTTGGAAGTAGCGCACTAGTCGATCTACATGAGTCGATAGCATCCCTTAAATCAGGATGCGAATCGAACATCCCCAACGCAAGATCCCGGGGAACCCGGTCACTGGCATCAGATAAATCAATCGTTGCTAATTGACCTGTAGATGACGCAGAGATAGCGAGCTTCTGGTTGATTTCCTGATCACGAAAATTAACGTGGCCAGCTGTCAACTTGAAAGATTCAATGGCGTCATATAAGACGTCACGGATCCCTTGCTGCACGAATTGCATGCAGACCGGCTCTATTGCTATCACGCGGGGAGATTTGAGCGTCTTCGGTACTAAGACAACCCGAACGGGTTGCTCTTCGCACTGCGGCACGATCGTTAACTGATTGAGCTCCTCACAATCGGGTGGCGTACCTAAAGGGTACGCTGTCCCTATGAGAGGAAAGTAAGGCTCAAGCCGATCATGCCAAAACTGCCAATGGTATTTCTGATTTCCAGAAAGACCTTCAGCAGTAGCACCAGGACCGTGTCTAGGGGCGCATTGCTCGAGTTTAATATCGAGTAACATGCGATTCCATAGAACGAAAGCCACACGATGGAATTCATCGATGGATTCTGTTGGTGCCAAGAACGTCTCAAATTCACGCTCCGTTTCTTTGAAAGACGTGAGTGAGTCTGCCTCCCGTGAGGGGGCGCAGTCAACCTCAACCTTCTTGAAAAGTAGGCAAATTTGCCTAACAGATTCAATGATGGTGGGGGTGTCTTCATGTTTCTCATTGATAATTCTCCCTGTCTCATAGTCGAAAATACGACTGATCATACCCTGCAAGAATGCAGGGATTGATCCACATTTCCGAAAGCTTCGGAAAAGTGTTGAGTCGATTCTCCGGTTTTCGAGACTTCTTTCGAAGTCCCTACAAAACTGGGGAAGGGTTATCGTTAAAAACGAAAAACCTTCCTTTTCGACCCGTGACTTAATAGTTACTAAGTCACGTAAATCAGAGACATCAGCGATGCACTTGGTAGAGGCGTCTATATAGACAGCTTCTACCAACTTCAGATAGTCACTTACGTTGCTTTTCATGCTGCCTCCAAACTAGGGGGTCGGCATCAAGCCACGTATATCCGCATACACTGACGCCAAATAATTGGCAGCAGTGCCTAAGACAGTCCGTCGTCATCACGTTCAAACCAGGGAAGAACAGAAGTTCCTCCAGGGTCTGACGAAATGGCGACTTTCTGAGTCTTAGGAATTGTTACCAACGTTATGCGAAACGGCACGTTGTAGCCCTCCAACAACCCATTTAGTAAGCTCACTAGGAGCACTATCTGGATGGAGGACGGGAGCTTCGAGTTCGCTTTTAGGGCGGACTCAGCCAATGGCTCAGCGACGGAAGTAGAACGACCGTCGATGATGCTATATAGCAGCTTCTTAAGATTGGAGTTCAATTAGGACTCCTTTCCAAACAACTTGCCAGACGCCGTTGTGTCAAGCCAGGTCTTAAGACCTGCTATCAGTTGATCTACCTGCGTCTGAGAGAACCCGTAATTGGGTCTATCAATCACACAGTAGAAAGAGAGCACTTGATAGTCGTTTTCCGCGGTAAGCGGATCGGCCACAATTGCTCTTTGATCGATACGGGCCATAGACCGAGAACGGTCTCCGGATTCCGTATGACTAATCTTCAAAGTGAAGGTTTGGTCTGCTTTCTGGTAGATAGACGACTTACCGTCGCTAGATACCCGAGGCATCGATTGAGCAACTGAATTGACAGTAACAACTTGTGGATCTGCGAACATATTGTGGTTGACCTCCAAAGTATTATCGGGAGTTTATACCACACTAACACCAAAGATTCCCAACCTTTGGCGCAGGTCTAAGAGTGTGGAACGATATGATCCTTCTCAAAAGCCCTTGGTAGGAACTTTACGAGATATGCCAAGTGCGGCAAGGATCGCTAGACGCATTGGGGATAGAGATTCCCAAGGCGAGTCAAACCCATATGGACTACCTGCCTCTTTCCTCTGCTTGGTATCAATAGTTCGATACCAAGTAAGATTCACATCTCCAGACTTTAGCGGGAGAAGAACTCTAAGTTCTAACCGCTTAGTTTTGTGATGCATAAGGTAAAGGTACTGGGACACGACACCATCGATTAGTTGTTCTTGGAGGCGGTCAATATTCCGACCAATACCAAGACCCCAATCGACGAGCCATGTCCATGGTGTAGCACGCCAGATGTTCGACGGACTGACGCGAAGACCGTACATCGTCATTTGACGCTGCACGTTATCCCATGCGCTATTATTAGCGAACAGGGGACCGTCTTCCCAGCCAGGATTTTTGTCGAAAAGTGAGTTGTGCCATTTAAATCTACCAACGGAGGTAACATGAGTCATAATTTGCTCACGAAGCTCCCATTGGATAGACGTACCTGGACGCAGAAGATGATCGTAGAATAAGACGGGTTCAAATACCCGCCCCGTTCCACTGGTAATCTTCGTCTCACTTAAATCATCTAACAGGGTCCTCCTATATACTTTCCACTGGTCATTACCGTGGGCCATTCTGCCCATGTAAGACGCAGTATTCTTGTAAGCATTATAAAACTTACTAAGATCGGAAAGAAAAGGGTTCCAGCCAAATTGCTGGTTCAGAAATGAGTCAGACACCTTTTTGGGTGCCTGTTTCCAAGATGTACCGCTGCCACCCATGACCTTCCAAATTCTATGGAAGTCCTGAGAGGACTGCTTTAACATCCGGGGAATGTCGCGTGATTCGGAAAGAAACACGAGACCACTTGCCATTTCTATACGGGGCGCAGTTGCAGCCCACGCCTTTGGACCCCAGCCGCTAGTAGAAGGGATGAGACTCAAAGACTGGTTTCCCAAATGTTTATTCCAATCAACATATTCATTCGTTGATTGGTTATATGGGAAAGGATAGACGGGATTACAAAACCCGCCTATATACCTCCAAGGACGATCACCCAATCCTGTAAAGAATATGGGAGTCGTAGACTCGTAGGTACCCTGTCCTTGAAACAAACCATCCACTTCCTGTTTAAAGTCAGTGTTAACGACTTTCAACTTCGTGAACGGTCCTCCCTGATAGTAAGGGGGGCCGAGATGAGTTTCATCATCGGTCCACTCACGAACAGAGAAGTACTGATTAGGGGAAACCAGTTTGCGATTATCGCCAACTGGTGGTTTTATCCACTTCCCCTGGTCGTAGGCTTCTAAATATCCTGCCGACACCTGGAAATTAACCCTATCTATATAGTGATTAAAATCCAGCGTACGTGCACGATGTCGCTTAACACCTAGTGGCATTTGCTAACCTCCATATGGAATAGATAGAGTAGTCAAAAGACTAATTGCACTGCTCTCCATCTAGTCAGTGATTTGAGGAAGAACATCGCTGTCCCTCCAGACACCCC